GAGCGCATTATCCGACACATTTTCGGAATTTTGAAGCCGAACGGCTATCGGCAGTTCAACACGGCATACGTCGAGATTCCCAAGAAACAGGGAAAACAGCTTGCTCTCGATACGAAAATCCCTACCCCGAGTGGATTTACCACGATGGGTGATATTCGCGTGGGAGATACCGTTTTTGATGAAAACGGACAGGCCTGCCGTGTTGTCGCCAAAAGTGATGTGGATGATACGGAGCAAGCCTATCGGCTGACCTTCCGCGACGGATCGTTCATCGTGGCAGGGGAACGGCATCTCTGGAATGTGGATTACATCATCGGGAAGCCGCAATCTGTGCTTTGGACAACAGGTGATATTTATCGCCGAACGATGAAATATCGGGCGCGGTACGCAGACCACGATAAAGAGGCACGCCGTTCCATTATCCGTATCCCCGTGGCAAAGCCGCTGAACCTCGCAGAGTGCGATCTTCCTGTTGACCCGTATCTTTACGGATATTGGCTCGGCAACGGATGCGCCACAAAGCCTGAAATCACCATCTGCGACAAGGATGTACAAGCGGTCACTCAGAATGTGCCATATGCTCCATACAACAGCATTCCTCAGCCGGGAAGTGTGCGCGTGTACTATGAGGAACTAAAGAGCATTCTCGTGCCGACATTCCGCGATAAGGTGATCCCAGTCGCATATCTTAGAGCCTCGGAGCGACAGCGATGGGAACTCCTGCAGGGGTTGATGGATTCTGACGGATGTATCGGCAGTCGGAAAGCGCAGAGCGTTTACGTCAGCACCATCGAGCAGCTTGCCGAATCAGTACGCGAACTCTTGTGGAGTCTCGGCATCAAGAATGCCATGACGGAAGCACCGTCTACGCGATGCGGAAAGCCGACGGGGGAGACATTATACATCATACGATTCACCACATTTGACGATCAACCGACATCAAAACTGCATCGGAAAATCTGTCGGAAACGGGAGCGGATTAAGGAAACTCGCTCCTGTTTTCATTATCTGGCAGATATCGTGCCGCTCAAAGAACGTGTCCCCATGCAGTGCATTCAAGTGGATAGCAGAAGCCATTGTTATCTTGTAGGGGAGTCCTTCATTCCAACCCACAACAGTGAACTCGCCGCCGCTGTCGCACTCCTCCTTTGCTGTGGCGACGGTGAGGAGCGTGCCGAGGTGTACGGCTGCGCCGCTGATCGTCAGCAAGCAAGCATCGTGTTCGAGGTTGCAGCAGATATGGTGCGTATGTGTCCCGCACTCAGCAAGCGGGTGAAGATCCTCGCCTCCCAGAAGCGGATGGTGTATTTGCCGACGAACAGTTTCTATCAGGTTCTTTCGGCAGAGGCGTACTCGAAACACGGGTTCAATATTCACGGCGTGGTATTTGATGAGCTGCACACACAGCCGAACCGCAAGCTCTTTGACGTTATGACAAAAGGCTCTGGCGATGCGCGAATGCAGCCGCTTTACTTCCTTATCACCACAGCGGGGACGGATACACAGTCCATCTGCTACGAGACCCACCAGAAAGCGAAGGATATTCTGGAAGGGCGAAAGATTGATCCGACCTTCTATCCCGTGATCTACGGAGCGAAGGAGGATGAGGACTGGACAGATCCTGAGGTCTGGAAGAGGTCGAATCCGTCGCTCGGTATCACGGTCGGCATCGACAAGGTACAGGCAGCCTGTGACTCTGCGCGGCAGAATCCCGCCGAGGAGAACAGTTTCCGTCAGCTTCGCTTGAATCAATGGGTGAAGCAGTCCGTGCGATGGATGCCGATGGATAAGTGGGATAGCTGTGCCGCCCCTGTTGACGCTGAGTTCTTAGAGGGGCGCGTCTGCTACGGCGGTCTTGACCTTTCCTCCACGATGGATATTACAGCATTTGTTTTGGTGTTCCCTCCGACCGAGGAGGATGAGCCGTTTGCCGTGCTTCCGTACTTCTGGATTCCCGAGGAGAACATCGACCTTCGTGTACGGCGCGACCATGTGCCGTACGACGTGTGGGAGAAGCAGGGCTTTCTTATGACCACAGAGGGAAATGTGGTTCACTACGGATTCATCGAGGCGTTCATCGAGAAATTGGGCGAGAAGTACAACATCCGCGAGATCGCCTTCGACCGATGGGGCGCGGTGCAGATGGTGCAGAATCTTGAAGGGATGGGCTTCACCGTTGTTCCATTCGGGCAGGGCTTCAAGGATATGAGTCCGCCGACCAAGGAGCTGATGAAGCTGACGCTGGAAAAGAAAATAGCGCATGGAGGACATCCCGTCATGCGCTGGATGGCAGACAATATCTTCATTCGCACCGATCCTGCCGGGAACATCAAGGCGGACAAGGAGAAGTCCACCGAGAAGATCGACGGTATCATTGCGCTCATCATGGCACTGGATCGTGCGATCCGTTGCGGGAATGATACCTCGGAATCCGTGTATGAAAATCGTGGTGTGTGGGTGTTTTAGGGCGATCGTATACACGCTTTATCTTCACATATGGCCTTGCTATTTTGCCGATCGTACGGGAATATACACATACCGAAAGGGAAAACCGAAGGAGCCAGAAACGGAGGAAAAGAAAATGACGAAGAAGGAAATTGCCGAGATCATCGAGAGCAAGGCCGCCATGTACGGATTCGCGATGCAGGAAAACACGATGGGCTGGGCGAACGAAAGCGACCGCGACACCTGCATCCGCATCGAGATTCGCAAAGAAACGGATTACGAGAAGACGGATTGGGAAGCCCGCAAGGTTTTTCGAGACATCAAAGCCAATGCCAGCATTTGCCAGATGGGTGGAAATCCCACGCCGGAGGAGCTTTTGAAAGCCTCCGACGAGATTGCGCGGGGCGCGAAATTCACAGCCGACATCAACAGCATGGAGCTTTCCTGCGTCGAAATCTTCTAAGCTGAAACTACGGAGCACCGCTCGAAAGGGCGGTGCTCTTGCTCTCATCATCTTCTGTGGCGAGATTTTTGGAAATGGATGGTGTATATGAATCTATTCGGTAAACTCTTTCGTTCACGGGACAAGCCTATGAATCATCTCGGCGGCTTGTCCTTTTTGTTTGGACAGACGGCTGCGGGCAAGGCGGTCAACGAACGGACGGCAATGCAGACGACGGCGGTCTACGCTTGTGTGCGCATCCTCGCCGAATCCATTGCAGGGCTGCCGCTTCACGTCTATGTCTACCAAGGGCAAGGCAAAGAGCGCGTGCCGGAGCACCCGTTGTACTTTCTGCTCCATGACGCACCGAATCCCGAGATGACGAGTTTCGTCTTCCGTGAGACGCTCATGGCACATCTCCTCCTCTGGGGGAATGCCTATGCACAAATTTTGCGCGATGGCAGAGGACGTGTCCTCGGACTCTATCCGCTCCTCCCAGACAAGATGGATGTGAGCCGCGACAGCCGCACGGGGGAACTCTACTACACCTACACGCGAAGCACGGAGGAGAATCCGAATTTTGCGGACAAGGGGCAGATTCGTCTGCGCCGCGAGGATGTCTTCCACATTCCGGGACTCGGCTTCGATGGTTTGGTCGGCTACAGTCCCATCGCCATGGCAAAGAACGCCATCGGGATTGCACTTGCAACAGAGGAATACGGTGCAGCCTTCTTCAAGAACGGTGCGCGTCCGGGCGGTGTTCTGGAACATCCGGGTGTTCTCAAAGACCCGTCAAAGCTCCGTGAGAGTTGGCACGCCGTCTACGGCGGCACGATGAACACGGGCAGGATTGCCGTCCTTGAGGAGGGCGTAAAGTATCAGCAGATTGCCATACCGCCGGAGGAGGCGCAGTTCCTTGAGACAAGGAAGTTCCAGATCGACGAGATCGCGCGGCTCTACCGTGTACCACCGCATATGGTCGGGGATTTGGAGAAGTCCAGCTTCTCGAATATCGAGCAGCAGTCGCTTGAATTTGTAAAGTATACGTTGAATCCGTGGGTCGTTCGTTGGGAGCAGTCCCTGCAGAAAGCACTGCTGACGGACAAGGAGCGGAAGGATTACTTCATCCGCTTCAACGTGGACGGTCTTCTGCGCGGGGACTACAAAAGCCGCATGGAGGGATATGCCATCGGGCGACAGAACGGATGGCTCTCCGCAAACGACATCCGCAGTCTTGAGGACATGAATCCGATTGAATCTACCGAGGGCGGTGATTTGTACCTCATCAACGGGAATATGACAAAACTGAAGGATGCAGGGCTGTTTGCAGGGAATCAGAAGGGAGTAAGTGATGAAACGTAAATTTTGGAACTGGGTACGGAACGAGGGAGAGAAGCGAATCTTGCTTCTGGACGGTGAAATCTCGGACGAAACGTGGTGGGGGGATGAAATTACACCTCAGATGTTTCGATCTGAGCTTCACGCCGCCGAGGGAGATATTGACCTCTGGATCAACTCACCAGGCGGGGACTGCTATGCGGCGGCACAGATCTACAATATGCTCATGGAGTATAAGGGGAATGTCACCGTTAAGATTGACGGGATTGCCGCCTCTGCTGCATCCGTTGTTGCAATGGCAGGATCGACCGTCGAGATTTCACCCTTGGGGATGTTGATGATCCATAATCCAATGACTGTTTCCATCGGCGATACACACGAGATGGAGCGGACGATTACCTTCCTTGCCGAAATCAAGGAGAGCATCATCAACGCATACGAGATCAAGACGGGGCTGTCCCGTGCGAAGATTTCGCGACTGATGGATGCTGAGACGTGGATGAACGCAAAGAAGGCGGTGGAGCTTGGATTTGCGGATTCCGTTCTCTATGAGAACAGGGAACATCTCACAAGTGCTGCGACAGACGGACTGATCTTCTCCCGTGCCGCCGTCACGAACTCCCTGCTCTCGAAATTCGGGCAGGGAACACACAATGTCGATGCAGAGCCGTTTAAGAAGCGGCTCTTTTCTATTTCACACTAACGGAGGGACAAACACATGGATAAGATCATGGCAATGCGCGAGAAGCGTGCAGAAATGTGGGAACAGGCAAAGCAGTTTCTGGATTCTCACGAAAAGGACGGGCATCTCACAGCCGAAGATGCCAAGGCATACGAGCAGATGGAAAACGAGGTGCTCGCCCTCGGCAAGGACATCGAGCGCATGGAGCGTCAGGCGATTCTCGACGCGCAGCTCGCAAAGCCTGTGACAGCGGCGATCACCAACATTCCGGGGGCAGGATTGTCTTCTGAAAAGACGGGACGTGCAAGCGAGGCATACCGTGCGGCAATGCTGAGGGCACTTCGCACGAACTTTAGGCAGGTGGAAAACGTCCTGCAGGAAGGCGTGGATGCAAACGGCGGCTACCTCGTTCCCGAGGAATACGACCAGCGTCTGATCGACGTTCTGAATGAGGAGAATGTCCTGCGCCCACTTGCGACGGTAATCACAACGAGCGGGGAGCACAAGATCAACATTGCCGCCACAAAGCCCGCCGCATCGTGGATTGAGGAGGGTGCACAGCTCACCTTTGGTGAGGCGACCTTCGACCAGATCGTCCTCGACGCGCACAAACTCCATGTCGCGGTCAAGGTGACGGAGGAACTTCTCTACGATAATGCCTTCAACCTTGAGAATTACCTTATCGAGCAGTTCGGCAAAGCACTGGGCAACGCAGAGGAGGACGCGTTCCTGAACGGCGACGGAACGCACAAGCCGAAGGGGCTTCTCATCTCGGCAAAGACATCCGTCACTACGGCGGCGGCAGACCTCAAGGCGGATGAACTCGTAACACTCGTCTACAGTCTCAAGCGTCCCTACCGCAAGAATGCGGCGTTCATCGTCAATGACCAGACGCTTGCAAGCATTCGCAAACTCAAGGATGCGAATGGCGCATACTTCTGGCAGCCGTCCTACCAGATGGGCGAACCCGACCGTCTGCTCGGCTATCCCGTGTACTCCTCGGCATATATGCCGGCTATCGAGGCGGGCAAGACCGTCATCGCGTTCGGCGATTACTCCTACTACAACATCGGGGATCGCGGCACCCGCGCCCTGCAGGAGCTCAAGGAGTTGTTTGCGGGAAACGGCATGGTCGGCTACGTGATGAAGGAGCGCGTGGACGGAAAACTCGTTCTTGAGGAAGCTGTGCAGACACTCAAGATGAAGGGTTGATGTATGGAATCGCTGATAAATTCAGCACCAATTTGACAAATTTTCGTTTTTTCGGCAAAGAGGGGAGGTGGTTCTATGCTTGTGCCGCTTGCAGCAGTCAAGCAGTATCTGCGGATTGACGGGGATGAGGAGGACGATCTCCTCACGCACTTTACGGAAACGGCAGAACAAATCTGTACAGCGTTACTGCGCGTGAAGAAGCTGTCCAAGGTTGAAGATCAGGCGATTGTGCGCGTTGCAATTCTCTACGCCGTGTCCTATCTCTACGAGCACCGGGAGGAAGCCGACCACAGAGGTCTTGCGCTGACACTCCGGTCTCTTCTCTTTGGTGTGAGGAAGGAGGTCTTTTAGGTGAGAGTGTCCATGAGTGAACTACGCCATCGAATTTCCATCCTGCGACCTGTAACAGAGATCGACGATGAGGGAAATATCCTCTCATCGTCTGTGCAGGAAGTCGGTAAAGCGTGGGCACTCGTTCTGCCCTTTGCGGCGAAAATTTCCGAAGGGTATGCGGAGAAGGTGCAGGAGGTGGATTACCGTGTAGTTGTACGCCACCGCACGGATGTGCGCGTGACGGATATTGTGGAGTGGAATGGGAAGCGGCTCATACCGATTGCACCGCCGTATCCGCTCGGCGGGAAGAAACAATGGCTTGTTCTGGAATGCAGGGAGTTGGTGGAAGATGGCTAGATACCGAGGTTTCGTCTCTGCCGAGAAGATTCTCTCGGAACTCGGCGTGGAGGCGACGGCTGCGGCAAAAGAAGCCCTTGCGCATGGCGCAGATGATGTGGTCGCAGAGGCAAAGAATCGCTGTCCCGTCTATACGGGAACAGATAAGCGCGTGGTCAAAGGCGCACTCCGTGACTCCATCCATAAGCGACTGCGACGCAAGGACGGCTCCGTTTGGAGGATCGCGGCAGATGCGGAATCTCAGGATGGCGTGCCATACGGTGTGCTTGTCGAGTTCAGCCCGCGCATCAACTGTCCGTTTCTCTATCCCGCGCTCGATGCCAAGAAGGACGGTATTCGTTCTGCTATCGTCGATGCCGTACGCACGGCGATACGGAGGAGGGGGCAATGAGTATTGCGAAGATGGTGTATCAGGCACTTGTGCGTTCAAAGGAGCTGACGCAGCTTCTTGCACATGGGAAGAAGGGCATCTATCACGGACGCAGCCCCGACGCGGGGACATATCCGATACTCGTTTATTCGGTGATCTCGGATGTTCCTGCGCTCTCAGTCGATGGTGCGGAACTGGAACGGCGTGTAACGGTGCGTATCCACATTATGACGAAGGACGGACGGTTTCGGGAGATTCATAAAGCCGTGCAGAACGCGCTTTTGCCAATCGGCTTTATAAGGGCGCAGACGCAGGAACTGATAGAGAAAGATATATTCGTGGAAATTACAGATTACAGAACAGCAATGGAGGGAGAATAAAATGCCAAGTCCAACACCAACAGGAAAGCCCGCCGGGAATCTGACAAGCGGGCAGTTCATCAACATCCAGAAACTTCATATCGCCAAGATGCTCACCGATCCGGCAGGAGGAGCGGCGACCTACGAAGCTCCGATTCCCCTTGGGAAACTGCTTCGTAAGGTGGACATCAAACCGCAGACGAATCAGGCGGAGCTTTTTGCGGACGGGCAGTCTGTGGATACGGCATCCAATACCGCATCCTACGACCTCACCTTCGATACTGCCGCGCTTCCTTTGGAATACACAGCGTATCTTCTGGGACACAGTATCGAGAACGGTGTGATGAAGGCGGGCAAGGACGATGTCGCACCCTACTTCGCCGTCCTCTTCCAGTCGGATAAGAGGAACGGCAAGAAGAGGTACACCAAGTTCTACAAAGTCCAATTCACGGAACCCTCCGAGAGCGGCAACTCCAAGCAGGGGAGCATTCAGTTCGACACGCCGACGCTCACGGCAAAGGCGATCTACCGACTCTCGGACGGGCTGTCCTACGCCAAGGCTGACGAGGAGGCGGCGGGCTTTGCCGCTGAGACGGGAACGAAGTGGTACGAGCAGGTCTGAGGGAGAGACTTATGGAAACACCAAAACTGCATATTGCGGGCAGGGAGATCACGCCAAAACCTCCGAAGATGAAGGTATGGCGCGAGTTTCTTGCCTTTTTTGATGCGGACAAGGAAGGTCTGAGCCTTGAAGATTTTCTGGATGAACACGTTCGTCTGATCGTTCTCGGCTTTGGCAGGGAGGAAGTGACAAGGGAATCGGTGGAGGAGAATGTGGATGTTGCGGACATTGTGCCGCTGACACGCTCCCTTTTCCGTTGGATTCAGTCGCTGACGTTTTCCAAACTGGTGAACCTCCCAAACGGGGAGACGGGGAAAGAGGCGTAGTTCTTTCTCCGTACCAGAACTTACTGCGCTACTACGAGCGGCTGCAGTCCGCCTACGGGTGGACAATGCAGGAAATCGACGGACACGAGATAGGATTCCTGCTCGATCAGCTTGTTGTAACGGCGATCTGCGAAGAAAGATTGTCCGAGCGATTTATTGACGACGTGATGTAGGGAGGGAGATGGAGTGGCAAAGCGCGGACAGAAGATTGATGAACTCTATCTCGACATCGGTCTCAACATCGCACAGCTGCAGCTGGACTTTGACACGGCGGGGAAAACCGTCTCAGATTCCATCGCACGGCTCAACAGCAAGGCAAACAATATCCATCTGAAACTCGATGCCGACCTCGCCAAACTCGACGGTGTGGGGACGGAACTCGACAAGATCAGGGTACGCCATCAGGCGATCAACCGCGAGTTGGATATTCAGCGGCAAAAGGAGCAGATTCTTGCCGCTGTCCTCCAATCCGCAAAGAAAAACGATGGCGCGGACAGCGCGTCCTATCGGCATGCGGAGAGCAATCTCCTGCGTCAGCAGCGGACAGTCGCGCAGACGGAAGCCGAGGTGCGGAAACTCAATACCCGCCTCAAGGAGAGTGCGGTTCTCTCCGGTACGCTCGGCGGGCGCATCACAGCTGGGATGACGGCGGCACAGGCGGGAGTCAGGAATCTGACGAGTGGATTCAATGTCCTCTCTGCAAAGATGGCTGCCGTTATGGCCGTCGCTGCAACAGGGGCGGGGCTGTTCAACATCACCAAGGACGCGATGCTTGCGGGCGAGAATGTCTATAAGCTCACGCAGCGGCTTCACGTCTCTGCAGGTGAGGCGGCGACGCTCAATCGTGTGTTTCAGCTTGCGGATACGGATATCAAGAGTGTCATACCTCTGATCGCTCGTCTTGACAAACAGGTATCTGCAGCGGGCAATTCTGGCAATGACACGTCTCGCGCACTCTCGCGCTTTGGTATTGCTCTCAAAGATCAGCAGGGGAATCTCCTGTCGCTCAATGAGCAGCTCGCGCAGCTTGCCAAGGGATACAAGACGGCAAGCGAAGCAGGAATGGAGGAAGCGTATACCGCAGAAGTCCTTGGTGCGCGTGGTGCGGCACTCATCCCCATTCTCGAACAATACGAAGACCTTATGACCATTTCCTCACGGGTCAAGACAACGGGGCTGCTTGACCCGGAACAGGCACACGCGACGTACCTCAAATGGCGTGCGATGGAGATGGAAGCGGGGCAGCTGAAACTCGCGCTTGGTGCAGCTCTCCTTCCTGTCGCCGAGGAACTCATGCCCGAGATCAACGATGGATTCCAAACATTCATTGAGGCGATTCGGGACAACAAGGACGAAATCAAGGACGCCGTGCTCGGATGGGGTGAAGCACTCAAGACCGTCGCGGAGCTTGCGGGCTTTGTCGGGGAGCAGATTCATAAGGTCAATGAACACGCCGAGGCGAACAGCTGGCTTGTGAAAAATCATCCTGTGGCATCTCCGCTGATTGCAATCCCGTTCCTTGGCGGTACGGTTCTTGACGCTCTCTACGGGGATGAATACAAGCAGTACCAAGAACAGCAGAAACTTGCCAAAGAGAAAGCTGCGGCAGAGGAGAAGGCGCGTGCTGAAGCGGAGAAGAACGCCAAGGCGCAGGAACAGAACGCCAAAGCTGCGACAATCCGTGCGGCGGCTGAGAAGGATGCCGCAAAGACGGTCAGCGAATCTGCAAAAGCGACCGCACAACTAACGGACAGTCTATATACACTGACACACACGGACATCCAGAACAGTCTACACGCTCTGGATCGCGAATCCTTCCAGTTCTTCCAGAAGGGGGCAGACCCGCACCTCATTGACGAATACCGCTTGGCAAAGGAAGCGAAAATCTATGCCGACTTTCAGCGCGACGTTGTGGACAAGGCGAATGCGCTCTACAAGACGGATCTCCAAAACAAGCTGGATTCCATCGCCCGTGAAGCCGATGCCTTTCGTCAAAAAGGATTGGACGAGGTGCAGACGCAGAACTGGCTCAGTGAGAGCAAGGCACGAGTGATGGAGCGGTGGGAGCGGGATGTCGCTTCCAACATCAGTGCCATCTGGAAGACCGAACTTGAGAATCGTCTTGCTGAAATTGAACGCGAGAAGGATGCGTGGGTGCAGAAGGGGCTAGACGAGGTCGAAGCGACACGCTGGGCGGAGAAGCAAAAACTCGATGCCAAACGCAATGCCGCTCTGGAAGTCCTGCGCTCGCAGAAAGAGGAGCTGAAGGTATTCAAGGAGTCCGGGCAGGTCGGATTGATGCAGTATCTTCGAAAAAAGAACAAATTTACGGCAGAGGATTTGGGGCTGACACCGGAACTGCTTCAACAGTTCCAGTCCGGGCGTAAATGGGCGATGGAGAATCTCCTGCCGAATTTTGCTCCCGAGAAGCGTGAGGACAGTTCCCGTATTCGTGTCAACGGGCAGGAGTTTTCCTACTCTCAGATGATGGCAGGGCTTGGACAACAGGCGCAGATTGTGCAGGGAGGGGGACAAAATGTCACTTCTTCCTCCAATGGTGCTCAGTCCGCGCCATCCATGACGGACAATCGACAGATCCACATACAGGTGCAAATCGAGAACGCCGTCACGGAGGACAACGAGGGAATGCGTATGCTTGCCGACCACGTTGCCGACCGCATCCGTCCCGCCGTTGAAAACGCGCTTGGGGGTGATTCCAATTCATATTCACATTGGTGAGATCAGAACGCTGAGTGTCGAGAACTGGCAGATTGTCCCCGACGACCGTCAGCAGCTCTTGGAGATTGTCGGCGGTGCTGTGGTGCAGGATTTCGGACACATCACGGAGGGCGACCGTATTTCCTGCGCCGTTATTGTAACGGCTCGTGACTGGGAGAAAATCAAGGGCTACTGGGACAGCCGCACAATGGTATCCGTGACCGACGAGGGCGGGAATATCCTGCCCTCCATGCGTGTTGTGGTGAAATCCTACGAGTATATGGCACATTTCCCGAAGGTATATAAACTGTCTCTGGAATTTTGGAGGGTGTGACAATGGCAGAACTGCTGCATATCTATATGAACAATCCAACCGAGGGCGGCAAAGATGGAACGGAGGTCAGCTCAGGCACGGAACTCGCGCCCATCTCCGTCCTCCTCGATTCGGGCAAGGGCGAGCAGAAAGCCGTCAAGTGCGCCGTTCGCTGCGAGAGCGGCTTCCATATCGACGGAACACTTATGATCAAGTTCATTGGTGATCATGCGGATAAGTGGAAGGTGGCGATGGATCACAATTATACGACTGATACCGTTTTGACTGCTGCGGACTGGAAGGATGAGATTGCACTTTCCGGTGTCGGCACTGTGAATGTCATCTTCTGGGTGAAAGCAACGAGTTCTTCCGATGAGCAGCCGCAAAGCGATGTGAGTGTCGATCTTCAAGCAGAAGGGCTGCTTGTGTCGGATTAGGAGGTGCGTCATGTCGTTCAAGTACATCAATCCTGGTTATGCGGAGTTGCTTTCGACCAGCGGCGGTACAACGGTGACGGGTGAGCAGTACAGCAAGACGGGGGTATCTTTTTGGCAGCCGTCCAAAGAGCGGGGAGTCGAACTTTCCGAAGTTCCGACGGAATTTTACGGAAAGTTCGATTTGTATATTCTCGGGGTAAAAGGGCGTGATGATGTCGATTTTTCACTTGGTATCGGGTATCAGAACGGAATCTATCTGAGAGGTTATCGCAGTTTAACCATTTCCGGACTCGCAGGAACCAACTCGCTTTTTTACAAATCCGACATCGCTGAGATCATTCCCATGTACGCAATGAGTACCGTATGGCTTCACATCAAGCGGGGGAATGAGAACAATGGCATCCTGCATGTCGTCGTCAACGATCATGAATTTTGCAATAAGAGGGATATAAACCTCTTGTATGATTCTCGTACCATCAAGATATTCAGCGACAACAATCGCGCCCTTATCTCGAATCTCATCCTATCGGATGCCCCGATTGATCCCCGCGAGCAGATCGCTTTGCTGCCAATCACGGCAACGCAGACGGGGATGACCGACTGCGG